TCTTTCTTATCGTTGCGAACCCTACGAATGAACTGAGAATTGTGGCGCGGATGGATGCCGCTGGATGAATTAACCAACTGACTCACCGTCCCTGACGGCTTAACACAAGTGATGGCGGCTGACTCAGGTATACCTAACAGCTTGGCGGCAGAGATGTTCTCCTTTCTAGCGTGATCTCTCAGCCCCTGTAGTTCCTTGTCGCTTGCCTTAAGGATGGCAGGACAATCCATGATGCCAGTAAGAGACACACCCAACAGCCTCTCTTCCTCTGTATTCCTCTTCCAAGGTGCAGACAGGTAACGGAAGTCTGTCAGTGTGGCCTGTATAGTGCCAATCCATGTGGCTTGAGTAACCTTCTTGCGAATGGTAGCCAACGTGTCATCAGGACGGCACACTACCTCAGAGAGGTTGCAGAATTCACGTGGTCGAAGCAGAATTTCAGAACAGGGATTTACCCCGAACTCGTAGCTGTTATCTCTGCGCTCTGGAACCATGTCCTTTGCCGCTTGTCTGTTGAAGATGCCACGCTCACCGCTCTTGCTTTCATAGAGTGATGTCCACTCTCTGAGGAAAGCACCAGTGTCAGGCATCTCAGTGTAGGCTACGCTGTTATTAGCCAGCGATCTCTGACCATTCTCTATGAACCACTGGCCTGACTTGGCATGACGCATACGGTCATCAGTTAGGTTGGATAAGGAGATGGTAGCGGAGCGCCTAACGCCACCGACTACCACCGCCTCACCCTCATAGCAGACAAGGTCATGGCATTCTAGGCTGGTAAGTCTTCTTCCCTTGGCGTGGGTGAATACTGAAACCATGTGTTTGAACAGCTTATCTAGAGGCTCACTTCCGCTGGCCCTTCCCCCGAAGGTACGCAATCTTGAGCCTTGTGGCCTCACCCTAGACAAGTCCCACTTGGGCACTCGCCCACTATAGAGTAGGCTGATCATTTCTCTGACCGCTGTGGCCCAACCAATCTTTGAGTCTCTTACGATGATGACGGTGTCGGTATCGTGGAACTCTTCAGCCACCTCTGGTAGCTGGTTAATGTACTGTCTCTCGACGCTGAACCCTACCCCTGTCCCGCACATAAGGACGTACATGATCTCATCAAACGCACGAGGTGAGTCTATGGGTAGGTAGCTACAGTTGTAGCCAGCGCAAGCATCACGTTCTAATGCTTTACCTGCTGTCATCAGACAGCGCATACTGGGCATGACATCCAGATTAAGGATGGCCTTTCCAAACTCAGTGAGTTTTAGATCGAGCCTGTCTTCAAAGAAACCAGTGTATCTCCTTACGGTTTCTCCCCAGTTCTCTCTCCTTTGTAGTTCTTCTAGGTAACGAGCGTACCTAGTCTTGTGAATCCATTGTTGGTATACGTCAAACGTATTGTTCATAGTATGGGAGCGTCCTTATTTATTGTCACTTCTAGTTCGTCAAACTTGTCCTTAAGGTTGGCCTCTTGAGCGTACTTCACATACTCGTCAAGGCCAACCCCAAAGAACTCCTCGAAAAATCCAGACCAGTCCTTGGTCTTATCCTTCAATCGTTTCCTGTAACAAACACGAGCCATGGAATAGCGCAGGTGTTCGTATAGTTCATCTTTAGAAGGGGATATTTTCGCCATCAGATACAGCGGTTGTTTCACCCTTTGCACCTAACATCTGCATAGAGTATCCGTTAATTTCAGTAACGTACTTCTTGTTACCGTCTTTGTCATCGTAGCTACGGTTGGAGATTCTGCCCTCAACATAAAGCTGGCTCCCCTTACTCACGTACTCCTTGACTACATCGGCTGTCTTTCCGAAGAAGACAACACGATGCCAATCAGTGGTTTTCTTTTCACCATAGCCACTGTTAGTAGCCAGAGAAAAGGATGCCACTGTATCACCGGACTTAGTTTCCCTGATCTCAGGGTCTTTGCCCACGTGTCCTACAAGTATCGCTTTGTTTACGCTTGCCATGAAGCATCGTACCTCTTAGTTAATTTCCATAATTTTAAGGCTGTCGTAAACATATCTGTCAGCCTCTCTCTTTCTTCCCATTGATGTTCGACAACGTATCCCGGCGAAGAAACTGATATGAAAAGGTTGAGTAGTTTTCTACCACCACCTAATCCATGATCGTAAGCGGCAAGCTGTACCCCATAGGAGTCATACAGATCAGGCTTCTTGCCACTGTCTAATTCTTTTGTCTTGAAGTCTACCATCCACTCGTCACAGTGCATGTCTATTTTACCACCATAGCCAAGCCCGTGAGCAAATGAGGTTTCCACCTTCCACTCTTGCTCTCCACAAATGTCAAGTATCTTTGCCTTGGTTCCTTTTATCAGGTCAATGTGGTCAGTGTGTGACCAACCGTGCCTGAAATACTTTTCCAACACATCGTGGATCGCAGTACCTCGTTCAGCGGCCTTCATAGATTCCTCACGTGAGATAGCAAAGACTCTCCTCTTGTAGTCCTTGTTATCTTCACCGAACTGTTGTGCGTTCTTCATTTGAGCATCGAACAACTGTTCTTGGTAGTACCTGTTGAGTCCCGGCGCGGCTACCACATCCTTCCATATGGTAGACACGGACGGAACCCACCCATACTTCCGTGCATCTCTGAGGGTGGTCTGACGCATACCATTCTTACCCTCAATCTCGTAACGGGGAGTCCCGTCCTTGTCGTACCAGTGACTCATAGCGTGAACTGGGAGTACCAGTTCTCTTGTTTGTAGCCTAGCTTACGTGCGATCTGAACCAACTTATGCTGTGCATCATGGCATTCATCAGTCCTTGGTGCGCCACACTCAAGGCTGTCTTGACATATCTGATGAGACTTGTTGATAGCCTCTAGCAGTTCCAACTTATCTGCTGGATGCAGAAATGTTTTCTTCTCTACGGGTTTCTTCTTAGCCATTAAGGATTCCTTACGTTTGTTTAAAGTCGTCAGCTTCATCTTCACCATAGACATTGTACTTGTATGCGCCTACCATCTTAAGCACTACCCTTGATAACCCACGTTTCTCTGCCATAGCAGAATAGTAGGGTGGCTTTTGATTGGTATTCTCTGGCGTTGCTTCTCCAAAAGATTCAACAACCATGTCACCTTTGGTAGCAATTGCTTTTATAACCACATAGTCTGGTTGCATTGTGATTACTTCAAAGCACACACGGATATCGTTAGTGAATTGAATCTTCTCAATACCACTACGTTTTATGAAGGCCATTTCCTTTCCACGTATAGCCTTCCTAAAAACATCTTCATCTACATTGAGATGATTATTTTTTACAAGTTCATTTAGGAAGTCACGCTTACTCTCCATGCTCTTCCTCCCACTGTTGCCACTGTGCTACCGTGGCCTCGTACTCTGCTTGCCGATCATCTTCCCATTGTTCTTGGGTAAGTTCATCCATACTTTAACTCCGGTAAACGTGCGCCAACTAGCGCACCTAGTTCAGTCACCCTTTCAATCAAGGCTGACATTTCTTCCACGTTGAGTTCAGATGTTGCAATCACTCTCGTCCTTCTGCCACCATCTAATCCAACGTAGTCTTTAGTGCCAAGAAATTCAGCACAGATGTGGTCTTTAATCTCTTCCACGGTATGTCCTGTTTCATTGGCGATCTCACGAATCCATGAGTGTAGCAAATTATTCTGCTCAACGCTACGCACATGTTTGTAAGGCTTTATTATAACCTCGTGTGGTTTATCGTACTCAAGGTTAGATATGTCTCTGATGCACCGGGCCTGTGTGCCATCGTTTCGTATGATGTATCGTTGTTTCATTAGTGCAACATCTGTTCGCTGGTTTTTATTTCGGTGTTTAGTTTAGCTTGAAGAGCGTTAAAAGAAACTATCATTCCCTTGGCGTACACGCTCTTAATTAATTCCTTGTACCCTTCTAGGTTAGGATCATACCACACAATCTTAGGCCATATCTCATCGAAGCCCTTCATGATTTCGATGATCAACTCTGAACTGGTTTCGGAATAATTAGAATCCATTAGTTCAAGCTGTCCATGAAGTCAACGCTCTGCACTTCAAAGCGGTAGGCTTTGTCCTCTACCCTATACATAACCTCATGGATATCAGAAGAGATAATCTTTTTTACCACCTCATTCGGAACCTCGTCTGCAAAAACTCTCACGATGATCAACACATCTCTATAATTTTTTGATTGAACGCTTTCGTTATCGTCTTTAACACCCACCTGAATTGAGTCTCCTTATCATACGTCCCGTTGTGGCAATCTTGGTGGCAAGTATAGCACACGGGGAGTGTTAGGTGATGCTCTGCTCTTATCCCCTTACCAGCCCCCAAAGCAATGTCTCTCAGGTGGTGTGCTTGGACAGGCTCAGTACCACAATGACTGCATGGTAAACTGGCTACCCACTCAAGGTATCTCCTCTCCTTTGCCTTCATGCTTGAATTATACCACAGGTCTGTGTTAAAGTGGGAAGTTCCCTCAATTATTTATGGAGAATCCATGAGCATTAGCAGAGTTCACAAGGTGTTGGACATTGAGTTGCCAACGTCAGAAAAGATCATCCTGATACTGCTGGCTGACAACGCTAACGATGAGAGCGGAGAATGCTGGCCCTCTCAAGGTTATCTAGCCAAGAGAGCAGGAATGAGCAGACAGAATGTTAACTTAGTTATCAACAAGTTACGTGAGAAAGGTTACATAAAGCTGGAACATAGGTACAGGGAGAGCGGTGGCAAGAGATCAAACATGTACACCGTACTACCATGTCACATCACAAGACATACCCATGTCAGCTCAGACGACATAGAATCTGTTAGTAAAGAATCTATACAAATGAACATCCCTCATATCTGGGATGTATGGACTGGTATAGCAGGGGATAAGGCCAAGCCTATACTTGGGAAAGCAATCAAAGATTTCGGAGAGTTTGAGGTAGCGAAAGCCATAGGCGTAGTGCTTCTTAAGAAACCTGCCGATCCTGTCCCTTACTTCAGAGCCGTGCTTAATGGCGGCAAGAAGAAGCGAGGGTTTGTAGCATGAAGACATTCGCAGACTTTGGGATAGATGCCAGCCCTAACAGTGGTCAGGTATCCACGACATGCCCTCAGTGTAGTGGTCAGCGCCGAAAGAAGAAGGTGAAGTGCCTGTCCATCAACACAGATGAGGGCATATGGTGTTGCCATCATTGTGGTTGGACTGGAACGCTGGCTAACGGCAGTCGTAAGACAGTCAATCTACATTGGAGAAAGCCAGAGTATCGCAAGCCAGAGAAGGTGGCTGAGAGTGCGTTGTCTAACGGTGCATTGGAATGGCTTGGAGAGAGAGGCATATCGGAGACAACAGCCACTGACTGTGGCATCTACGTGAGTGAGGTTTACATGCCTCAGTCTGAGGAAGTGAAGAAGGCTTTTGTCTTCCCCTACTTCCGTGATGGTGAGTTGATCAATGCCAAGTACAGATCAGGCAAGAAAGAATTCAGATCAGAGGTAGGTGCAGAGAGAATACTCTATGGACTGGATGACGTTAAGGAAGGAGACACACCAGTTATTCTGGTTGAAGGTGAGATGGACAAGCTGTCTCTATGGGAAGCGGGATTCAGGAATTGCGTAAGTGTCCCTGATGGTGCGCCTCATGTTAACACCAAGGACTACTCATCCAAGTTTGATTTCCTCAATGATGACAGGTTGCAAGACAAGCAGTTCATACTGGCAGGAGACAACGATGCTCCGGGCCAGAAGCTACAAGAGGAACTGGCAAGACGGTTAGGCAAAGAGGTATGCAGTAGAGTGACTTGGCCTGAAGGGTGTAAGGATGCCAACGATGTGCTGAAGGAGTACGGTAAGAAGATACTGGCTGAGTGTATTGAACACGCAGAACCTTACCCCATCGTAGGAACCTACACGACTGGAGATTTATCTGAGCAGTTGTTCGACCTGTATGATAACGGGTTGGAGAAGGGTGTATCGACAGGATGGGATAGCCTAGACAAGCACTACCTGATCAGGCCCGGATGTTTCAGCGTGGTCACTGGTATACCGGGGAGTGGTAAGTCTAACTGGCTGGATGCAATGATGGTGAACATAGCCAAGAAGCATGGTTGGAGATTCGCTATCTTCTCACCAGAGAACCAGCCATTAGAGGATCACATGTCACGGATCATGGAGAAGTACGTGGGCGCACCCTTTAGGGATGGCCCCAACATGAGGATGACACGTGATGAGTTGGAGAATGCTACTGACTGGGCAAAGGAACACTTCCAGTGGATACTGCCAGAGGATGATCACGAGTGGACATTGGATAGGATTCTGGAGACAGCGAGAGGATTAGTCAGGCGGTATGGTATACGTGGGCTAGTGATTGACCCATGGAATGAGTTGGAGACAGCACGTGGGGAATACTCAGAGACAGAGTTCATTGGCCTGTGTTTGAAGAGAGCAAGGCAGTTTGCCAGAAGGTACGGCATACACTTGTGGATAGTGGCTCATCCTGCCAAGATGTACAGGGACAAGAGCGGAGCCTATCCAGTGCCTAGCCTGTGGGATATCTCAGGTTCAGCACACTGGAGAAACAAATCAGACTCAGGTGTGGTGATATACCGTGATCTCGCAGACCCAGATTCAAAGGTGGTGGAGATTCACGTGCAGAAGCAGAGGTTCAGACAGGATGGGGGAATGGGCATGTCTACCCTCACGTACCGTCCTTCTACGGGGGCTTACATTGACCACCAGTAAGGGCGAAGAGATTTTTCTGGCCCATGTTATATACTACAAGCTACCTTTGCCTACACTGGAACACAAGTTCTTAAAGAAGAGAAGATTTAGATTTGATTTTGCTTGGCCTCAATTGCACATCGCAGTTGAGGTTGAGGGAGGGGTGTGGACAGGCGGGAGACACACCAGAGGGAAGGGTTACACCCGTGACCTTGAGAAGTATAACCTCGCCACATTGCATGGATGGAAGGTGTATCGTTTTACTACGCAGGATGTTACTAGTGGTAAGGCTATTGCGTTCATGAAAAATATAATAATAGATAAAACAATAATTGGAGAATCGTATGAGGATATCAGCGGAGGATTTATGCTCGCTGACCCCTTACACTCACCTAAATATGCGACCAAGGATAAGAAGTGAGACTATATGCTACGTGCTTGCTGGATTATCTAAAGAAGCGTCAGATTTTGTGAGGTTTAAATATTCAGGGGATGAAACCAGAAGAGGGAAGGTCGCACACGCACTAGCAGAAAGGGTGTTGCGTAGGCAGAGGAAGAGGAAAGGTAAGAGGTACTTATTCAACAGTCCGAATCATTTAATTCAACTGGCCCATGTTGCCATAGACGAGGCGAATGGAGATGGGTTGTGTACCACGTGCAACGGGAAGGGATGGATAGACACAGGCGTGAAGAGGATAGATTGTTTTGCATGTGAGGGGGCAGGTGTACGCAAGACAGGAGACAGGGCAATAGCAGACAGGTTGGGTTGTTCTGTCCAGTTCTACAGGAAGGAGTGGAAGAGTATACTGGAGAGGCAGATGCTAGGAATACTGGCATCCTATGAGGGGGATTTGTACAACGCCTTTAGAGAGAGGTTGTGATAGTAATACCACACGATAATGAGATGTTGGAGAAGGCTTCTGCGTGGTCTAAAAAACTGGGTGGTCTAAAAAACTCTATCACCAAGGGGGCTGGCAACACAGCGGGAAGGCTGGGTGAGTTGGCAGTTGCTAATTATTTGGGGGTAGATATTGAGGATAAGAGGGACTATGACCTAGTGTACAAGGGGGAGAAGCTAGAGGTTAAGACTAAGAGGAGAACAGTAGCGCCTCGTTTAGATTACGATGTGTCAGTAGCTACCACCAGCGCACACCAGCACCCTGATAGGTATGTGTTTGTCAGCTTGGAGTTTGAAAGGAAGGAGAAGTGGGACTATTTTGGATTGAAGAATGTGTGGTTGTGTGGAGATAAGAACGCACATGAATACATGGACAATGCATTCCTTTGTAAGATGGGGAGTACGGATTGGACTAATGGATTTAAAACTATCGTTGACATGTGGAACATGAGGATACATGACCTTGATCAGACGATCAGGGCTTGACACGCATGGTATAATACTAGTGGATAGATGCGTATTCAGACAAAAAAAGGGGAGCCGAAGCCCCCCTTTCTAGTCCTTAGTTATGGTTACGTGGTCCACGATATGTGATGGCCCGTCCACTCAAGTGATAGTCGAAGTACCTTAACAAGGCATCATAGACTTTCTTAGGACACATCTCTAAATCCTCAACGTCGATCCCAAGTTGATCGGCTATTGAGTAATCTAAGTCAGCATCGTACTCAAGTTTATCGGGATCACTCATGGCTGAGTCAGAACGTATTGTCATGTAACCCCCGTAACATAGATGGATTGTATTTAATCTTATACGCTTCAATGGTTGAAATCAACTGCTCCATTGGCACGTTAAGATTAGTGTTGAGAAGATGCAAGTGGGTAGATACCCAGTCCTCAGTATGGGCTTCACCGGGTGTGAGTTCATGCGCTACCTCATGGCATATGATAACCGCAGTCCTTGCGAACCTTGGTAATCTGATCTCACCGCCTAACGATACTGCTGATCGGCGTCCCCGACCATCACCTAACCTTGGAACGGGTCTATCCTTGGTAAAGAACTTGCTACTCTCTTTGAGCCATATTTTTTCTATCAAAACATGACACTCTTGAAGAGTACATAGCCCCCAGTTGAAATTGCTACTCCATAAGGTATCACTCTCCCATTTATAACACTTAGATCGTTGGAAGTCTCTCATTTGAGTTCCTCCCAATGCTCAGGGGGATACCATCGTGCGCTTCCATCTGGAAGTTCGGCATAGTAACCTTGGATTGAATCTGCCAGTGTTACTTTAACCACTACTACTTCTCCACTGTGTGGATTTTTAAGGCGTACCTTCTGGCCTCTCTTTTTCATAGAATACCTCTTCAAGTTGAGAGTTTAGTTCTTTTTTACTATCTTCTCTTAGCTTTTTACGTGAGGTTAAGTGTGGACCACCCTTCTTCATCAAAGGATAGTTAACACGTGGCCTCTGTCTTTTAAAGTTCATCGTTTCATTGCGACTCCTTGGTCTAGTGTAGACCGCTTGATACTACGTTAACATTACGGTCCCAACATGCATAGCAATTAGCGTCTTTACATGTTGGTCCCTCAGTACCGTCTTCAACAGGGCATATGTGACCACGTGCCTTGTCTCTGTCGGTATGAACTAAGTGATGGGTGATTTGATTACAGTCTTCAAACCCCTTCACTATATCTCCATCTAACATGTAACCAGACATCTGGATTACTAAGTTATCTGGAATTGTACCACCCTCGTCAAGGAACTTACGTACCGTCCGCTTCTCCTTGGTGACGAGCCAGTGCTTTATGATGGGAGTACCATTGCATACCTCTGTGATATTCCGTAAGCATTGCACACTGTCAAGGTCACCGCTGTCGAACCAGCGAAAGTATTTCTTAACCTTGATGCGTATCAGCATGGTCATAGCTGTTACCCACATAGGATGATACAGGCTATCGTACCTTCTCATGAGGGCGTTCTTGACACCGGGCCAATTGTAGTTGCCCTTCATGGCGTAACACTCATGGCATACGGAACCCAGCACTTCTCTCAGCTTGCTACCTACGTTGCATTTGATAGCAGGTGTTGAGAATGCATACTCAGGCATCTTGTTAGGATTCGATAGACCACCAGTGATATCACTAAGGGCATCTACTACTGCTTTCTTTGTTTGCATATGAATCTCCTATATGTGGAGTGGTTGATTAAGTGCTACTGCCCTCCCGAATAAGGATCGTTAGGGTTGTCAGGGTCAAACCCGAAACCTCGTAGCATCTGATCTCGGTCCTCACCTTGAGGGTTGTCGATATCTCTGACCCTAGCTTTCTTCTTGGGCGGGAGGTAATCTGGATGTTCCAGACATGGCTCCTTGCTCATTGCTTCGGGGCTACCAACGATTAATGGTTTCATTTAGTACCCCCATAGTTGATGGGTAGGTCACCGTCTAGATCGACATGATCGTCGCCCTGAAAACTTCGAGGTATTTTATCAGGGTCGATGGCAACCATCCCATAGGTTGGGGTTGAACGTGGGGGAAATGACTCCGATACCATCGGATATATCTCCTGCACCCCTTGGTATGAGATGTGAGGCATTAACTTCTCGACAAACTCGGCTAACGCTGGACGATCTGCGTTCCAGAGGTACTTAGCTAAGTTGTCTTCAAGAAAACTGCCCATCTCGCTGACAATATCAGGGCTACTCATCGTCAACCACCGTGAGGTTAGGCTTACGTTTAACCAGTAAGTCTTTATAGTCACGCAACTTGAAGTAGTCGCCAATCATATCGTCAAAGTTTTCCCAACCTAGAACCAAGACAGGACGGGCATTGATCAGGTGATCACCATCGTAGATGCCAAGACCCTTCTCAGGTTCTTGTCGGTCAACATAGTCAAAGTAGTAAGACATATTTAAATCTCCTTATGAGATTGAGGTTGATTAAATGTGGGTTAAGTTATCTAAGTCAACGATAACGTCACCCTCTGTTTCCATCCAAGCCACAGCACCACATGGCAATGGCTTGTCAGGACTGTACACAAGTCTAACACGATCTAGACATTCCACATAGTCTAGCTTGTAGTTATCCTTGTATGTTTTCACAGTAAAAGGCATACGTTCCACGAAATCTGGATCGTCTTTATGCCTCTTGTTGTAGGCAATGTTATGCCTGTTAACATGGATACGTTTTAGCATATGAACTCCTTAATGTACAAGTTGCACATTGGGGGGCTTGCGCCCCCCGCAGTGAGGTTGATTAAGCGGCAACAGCCAGTGATGCCCACTCTGATTTACGCAACTGAATAACATTACCGCCCAACTCCTGCAACTCAGTGGCACGGTCATAGTTATCAGTAGCATTAGCTACGTGGGTGATAGCATTAGCGAAACCCCAACGAGAGTAGTCTCTGCCTTCTAGGAGAGATCGTCTAGCTGTCTTAACTTCTGCTTCAGCTAGGCTGAACCTCTTACCAAGGCCTTCGATTACTTCTTCAGGATCACGCTGGTCCTGCTCTTCTGCTGATTCGTTGATCTTATCTACAGTCAAGCGGAACTTGGCAGGATCAGTACACTCTTCAACGTGGTCACGCAGTTGCTTCTGCAACGCAGTGTGCATGGCCTTGCGAGTGTCTGCTTTGTAGATGAGTTCACCCTCATCCTGTGCCTTACCTAGATGACGGCGCCGAACACCAGCATCGTTCACTGTCATACCGTTAAGGCAGATCAGACGATAGATGAATGGGCTGACCACAATGGAACCCATACCGACCTCACTGTTACTGATAATGACACCGCTCTTAACGATGTCACCTACCTGTCTACCCTTGATCTCAGCTTCCACGTTAGGGAAGATGATCTTAAGATAGAGTTTGTTATCAGTCAGGCCCATGGACACGAACTGAATGCCGTTCACCTGTCTATCCAACCTATCCAGTAGAGGCAAGAGTCCCTGCACAAGGTCAAAGTTATCGAATGTCAGGAACCTATCTGAGTGATAGCTTCTAAACGTGTTGTCCTTCCACGTTTGATTATCATAGGTTCTGAACAGGCGATTCCTTGCACCCTTTACAGGATTCTTCAGCCATGTATTGAGGTTCGATTGAATCAACTCTGGTTGGTCACGATCTGCCATGGTCTGGTAGTACGTGTAAGGTACTTTGTGATGACCACACAGTTGCTTGATGAATCTCTCACTCATCTGGCCCCTGTAGCACTCATCCTTAGACTCTAGGTGGATGGTACAACCATCGTTTTGAACCTCTGCATAGGTGGATGGAAGAATGAAGTCACGCTTCATGTTCTCCAGTCGGTCAACTTCACCTACTAGTTCCTGATACGAATTAAACATTGTTTGCATAATTAAATTTCCTATTTAAGTACAACGATTACAAATGTGCAGACTGCACATTCGGGTACAGCAACACTGCACCTCGATGCCTACCCTCAGATAGGCATCAGGGTTAAGTGTTAAGACGGTGGAAAGAACTCGTTGAGTTCAGTGAGTGGCGTAACATCTTGCCATGCATAGTCCTTGTAGTGATACCTCAGAACATAATCATAGACAGGACGCTTGGCTTTGCTCTCCCTGTTTCTCTCACGAGATACTATAGGCCAACTCTTTAAGCACTCATCCCTAAAGAGCATCGCTCCCTTGAGAGTCCTGAACTTGGTAGTATTGATATCACCTTCACCACCCTGTGATCTAATGCCATACTTCTTACAATCAGGCTCACAGGTGACGATGATGGTAGTAGGCGTACCATCCAGACTGGCATAGGACGTATCCTTTTCCATGTAGTCATCGGTCATGCTATCAACCCCCCTGCTTTGATGAGTTCATCATGCACCTCACCATAGGCACGGGATGTGACCCACTTGGCACGAGCGATACGATCAAGGGCTTCCCTGACATTCTCCTTCTGTCTCCTAACCCAGTCAGGTGTAGCATCAGAGGGAAGGTGAACAATAGGACAAGACAGATAGTGCCAACGCTCACTGCCTTCTGAGTACACCCTGACCTCAGACTGAGTAGAGCAGACACGGCGAACACCGACCACACCCTTAAAGTCAGGTGAGAACTGATTCGGATACCCGTAATGCTCTGAATCAGGGTTATAGTACGGATCAAGATCACAATGTCCGTTATCATCTTTCATATTTACATCTCCATAGTTATGTGCAGATTGCACATTAGATTAAGGTGATAGCCACTCCAATCACGGCTAAACACCATACAGCAAACAAGCCAAGACATGACATAAGTATAAGCCATATCGGTGTGCCTAACACCTGACGCAAACTCCTCTTAGGTCTTGGACCTAGCGTAGGTTTAGGCGGTGTCTCAAGAACTGTCATTGCTTCGCTCCCTAAGTTGACCTGAGTTGTCACAGACCATACGCTTAGGCTTTAACTGCACCATATCCTTTACAAGCATATCAATAAGGCGTCTGTGCATCTTGGTTACTTCGGTGAGGTGTGCTACCTGTGCCTCTACCTCTGATAGCCTTTTATCAGTCATTGCTTTGCTCCTTTCTTACTCTCTTTGTAAAGGTGCTTGGCAACATAGAACCACGACTTACTGGCTACCATACGCTCTGCCTTATCGTCAGGAACACGCACGATCTTGGCGTTAACAACAGATTGAACACATTTCATAGGTATCTCCTATGTGAGAGGTTAACAGCATTACAGACTAGTGAGGAAACTGTACCACGTTGCCTTCCCTTTTTGTCACAGGCTCTGGAAACATTGCTTCCAGCTTGTTAAAGAGTTCAGGGTCGGCATTTTTGAGCCACTCCATGAGTTTCTCAGTGATTTCTTCTTGCATCATCGTTCGCCCCACAAACTTGGTGAAACTCTCCCTATCGTTGATGCCTTTGTCCTCAAAGTATTTGGTGATGTTGTATGCAAACTCCATACGATCACCATTACCCGCGAAGAACAGAAGAAAGGTTTCTAAATCCATCTTATCAGTCATAGTTAATACTCCAGTGTGAATGTGCAAGTTGCACATTTGTTAGGGTTGGATTGGATCGAGTCTACATCGCTTGACTTCACCCATACTGATGAGGTGATCTCTACCACATCTGGCGTGAGCCTTGTAGAGAAAGTTAAGACGATCTTGGTGGACTTTGTAGGCTTTGTCATGCTTATCGATACAGCGCGACCATTTCCTACACTCATCCACGATGAACTCACCTATTGGTTTAGGCATTACAATCTCCTGTTGTGAAATGTGCAGGTTGCACATTCCTGTTAAGTACCACAAATTGGTACTATAGAACGTCCTCCCGAAAAGGCGAGGACGCTCGAACTACCAACTTATGACTTCCACGACAAGATAGTCGCGTACTCCGGTGAGGCTACAAAGTCAGCCTTTTTGTCATCCGGCAAGCCTTTGTACCAAGTGATCAGGGCTTGTGGCTTAGAAGTAGAACCACCACCACCAGAGCCATTTCCCACGCTGTCATTGTATCGACCCGTGGAAAAGCCCTTTTTGCCTTCTGCCAGTCCAGCATTGACGGCTTCAATCTTGGCGTAGTCAGGAATGTACTGGTCTTCCGTTTCCTTGATGTACGGGGCTATATCATATTTCCATACACGGGAAACGTAAGTGCGTAGAGACTTGAACTCCTCTACCGCACCAGACGCCTTTCGAGACTGCCAGACCATGCGACATGCGTCTTCATTGATGCCAATCCCCAGTTTAGACGCCTTTTGGCCCTTCAGATCAGCGATCTCAAAGACATCGATGAGGATACACAAGGCACTGTGTATGTTGCTTGCCTTGATTCTGTCACCTTGATGGGACTTCGCGCAGTGGTTGTCGAACGCTTTGCGCTTGGTTTCAGGCAGATTGTTTAGAGTAGGTTTCATATTGTTACTTTCCTATTGCAATGTGGACACATTCTTTTAATGACAGTCCACGATAGAACAACGATTTAGAAATGTGCAACGCTGCACATTCTCCCTAGCAAGGCGTTTTTCCCTGCTACAACTATTATATGGAGCGAGCGACACCCATCCCGAACCCCCAGAACAAAACCCCCAAACAGTGGAACTATGCATCGCCCGTAGTAGCGCGAAAAAAACACACACTCTCACACATACTAGGGGTCTTCAGAATTTTAGGGGAGGTAATGGTGGTGGTATTTGTTATAATTTTAGGTAGGGTGGTTAGGGGTGGTAGCTTAAAACGCCGTGACGGGCCTTACAGAGCCTCTCAGAGGGGTATATTGTGATAGATGCTATTTATTTTTTGCTAAATACCTGTGATTCCTTCTTTAGTCTGGTGGAATGTCAGACTATTCTAGGACATTATATCACTTACTATTTAGGGGGTTGACACGGTATGGTATAATCGAGCTATATTGCGTAAGTTATAATATAATAGGATTCTTATGGCTGACACTTGGGATGTCGAAGATACTACTGCTCAACAAGCCTCCGAACAATTTGGAGATATGGAGTTTGTTGCTGAAGTAAAGAATAAGTTAGGCCCGAATATGTCGGGATATTATTCTTCATTGTTAGATAAGCCTAGTGAATTCATGCATGTGCTGGAATTAAATAAAAATGCTCATCCCGATGATCTTTATTCCTTGAATAAGTTGTTTGGGGGTTTTTATTCAAAGCCGACCAATCCTACAGTAACTTTAGATAGTGTAATAAAACAGCAGTTGGGGCTTGATTGGTATTCAAAAAAACAGAATCCGCATATTGGTTCCCCCATACACGCATTTAAACCCGGACAAACAGCAAAACCGGGTAATTTGTATATGAATCCTAAAGCCTTGACAGGTGCTTGGGATGAAAAACAACCGTCCAAGGTAGGTCATCCTATGGATATTTGGGGGCATGAGTTAGGACACTCTGCCCGATATGGTCAAAACCTTTTGGGGCAAACTGGATTGTTAAATAAAGCAGTACCAGATGAATTGGTGCAAAGTTACGAAGATGCCCTATATGGACTTAGTAGCATAAACAAGAGTCGAGCAATAGACGCTATTATGCAAGCCGCCTTCAACCCTGCAACGACTCAGGGTGCGCTTTTAGCGCCTTTGCAGTGGGGTAATACAATGAAAGCACTAACAGGTAGTAATGCATGGGCTACGCCTTATGGCAAGTTTCCATCGTATGATTTAATAAATTATTAGGAGATTATTATGGGTATACAAATAGGTTTTAACCCATCACAAAATTATGCTGGTATGGGAGACTGGGCTGGACCGGGAGGTGGAGCGCCACCGGGTATGGCTCTAGGTGGTCCGGGCTATGGATACAATCCTGCTATTGTAGCCGCGCATCAAGCCGCCAATACTCCAGCCGTTAATACGGGAAATAACTTTTCGCCCGGATCATTTAATCCTTTTAATAAAAATCCATACAACATAGATAATATTAAACAGCCCGCATTAGGATTTGTTTCGAAACTTACAGGCCCGGAGTTCTTCAGCTTTCAGCCCGGACAATTTAATCCTTTTAATGCTAATCCTTATAATATTGATAATATTGTTACGCCATCAGGTTTGCCCAGTAATCCATGGCTTAACTTTTGGAACAATCAACCCATACAAACTTATGGACCGGGCAATTAATCATGGCTTGGGGGTTTCATGGTGGAGCAAGTACAGCGCCCGGAACGGCAGGTGGTCATTACGCTGGACCGGGATATATAGGGAATCAGCCCCCTGCTCATCATAGTCCCCATATCAAAAGTGAGGAAGAGATAAAGCGGGACATTCTAAGAGACAGGTATAGACAGCTATATGGTTCTGGCTCTTCAGGGTTTTCACAGGGGACAACTGTACCTGTTGTAAATCCTTCAGTCACTAATCCTACTCTAAATGCTATTATTAATTTAATGCAGGGAAAAATAGGAAACTCACAGGCTAACATAAATATTCCGGGTAGGCGTTTAAATTTAAATGTTCCTCTGCTAAGTGCTGGAGGAGGAATAATTTCTGGTCAGGGGAGTTGGTCACCTTATGGGGGTAACTACCTAGGATTTACCTACACAAAGGATTGGTAATGGCTATCGGTCAGGGGGGATACAAAGGAAACCTTGATGAGATCATGGAATCTCTTGGGCCTCAATCTGATCAGGGAAAGTTCTTTAAAGATTACTTAGATTATAAACAGAATAAGAATCCTTCTTTTGATGGAAATCAAAGGAGGGTATGGGATTTAGCAGATTTATCAGCGTTGACAACGGGGAGTTGGGCCTCTGACTACAGAAAGTCTAGGGGGTTTGATTCTTCTGCGGATGTATTAAGTCAATACTATAGCCAAGACCCTTTCTTTGCAAAATCACTTGTTGATTCAGGTGTAAATTTAGTTGCTAATCAAGCCCCTGAGTTTCTGTCTAATATGGGAGAGTTCTATAGAGAGGCATGGGCACCTCAGTTTGAAGGACATCAGCCTCTTCTTGGTGGACCAGCCAATTTAACATCTGTTGTTGCTGGGCCTGTAGATACAGCCCTTACACTGGGTTCTGATCTTTTAACTGGGTCAGTGTCTGGTTTAGAAGGTGTCGCAAGAGGATTCTCTTTAGATGAGGGTGGATGGCCCGTATGGAGTGGAGCCGAAGCCGCTGACGCAATAGAGCATAGAGCCGCTAATTTCCCCACCTATCATCCCCAGACTACAATGGGGCGGGATATTCAAAGTGGTATAGGTGCTTTCATGGAAGGATGGATGGGACATGTTGCTGATCCATTAGGGGAGGCTGTCCAGAGTGCCGCAGAATTTGCAGGTGTACCAGAAGAAAGCGCCATAAAATGGGGGGCTACAACGTCTGGTGCTGTAGGTGCCGCACCAATGGCATTGCCTTTGTTTGGAAGGCGAAGGACACCTTCAGATAAACCCATGTATCAAGAGGGTCTTAGCACTACAGAGTTGCGTAAATCCTTGGAAGATCAGCTTGGGGCCGCAAATGATTTCCAATATATCTCTGACGCATGGAGGAAGATAGACCCAGTGGCATGGAGAACAGCCCTTGATGATGGGACTTTTGGCAGAAAAATATCCCAGATTCAGGAGGTGGTTGCACAAGACTTAAGGGATGTGGCATTTTTTGTTTCTGACAGAGGGGAAGGTATACCAAGGCACTGGCAAGAGATGATGTATGATAACTCTCCTTGGTGGAAAGATCGTACTTGGTATGGTAGAAAGCAAGGCAGGAAAATGGAAGATAAGCATTTTCTCCTAGATTCTCCGAGAGATGTAGGAGCACTTGGTTATTTTACTAGATCACCAATTCATACCCCAGCATTTACAAGAAGCGCCACTGGAAGGATGTTGCCTAATTGGGGCAGAGGGTATCCTGAGAATAGTCCACGAACCCCAAGAGATATTGTAATTGAGAGATACAAAGATAGTTACGGTATAACTGAACAGTCAAGAGGAACTATTGTTCATGAGTGGGAACATGCACTTGATGATATTTTATACACCCGACTAGCCCCCGAAGCAAGGCCAATGGATCGGGTTGCAGGAGGGGTAAAGGATTGGCCTCTTGATTACACAGGTAGGGCAAGACCCATAAAAGATGTAAGCAAGCTAGGCATGGTTAAGCCACCTATGATGTCTGATCTGTCTCCTTCTCTTAAAAAATTCTCAGATAATATACTTGAGGCAGAATGGAGAAGTGCGGTAGATTATCAAAGAATCAGGTCTACAGAGGCTGGATTGAAAACTTATAAGCAACTTATTGATTCTGGTGTTCCCAAATCAGAGGCCAAGAAACGAGCGACTAAGAAACGTAAGAAATCTGCAAGGCTTCCCTTTACCCGTAGAATTCATGATCTTGGATTCTGGGGTAAACGAAGTCCTGCTGAGTTAAGAGCGAGGCTGGTGTTGGTTAATGATTATTTAGCCATGACTCCAAAAGTAACTGCATGGGATAAATTGCAACGACCAACTAAAACTCGTCGTATGACAGTTGAAGACCTATGGCAGGAAGAGCGCCTACCCAGTCAGGTTCTTGAGGTGAGAGACTTATTTGATGATATGGTTGCTTATGATGTAATGACAAGATCAGAAGCTACTGCTCTTTTTAAAGAGGTGCTTGCTGATGTTCAAAAACCTTATACAAAACTAACAACAGAACTTAAAGTAGGACCGGGTCCGGGATTATTATATGGCGGCGAAGAATAAATTCAAGGAAGTCTGGACACCCCAGAGAAAAAGACGATTGGAACTTTTGTTCTTTAATGGCGGCTCGATCATCGAGGCTTGTCATGAATTGGGTATTGTCAAACAGACATTCTACAACTGGTATGAGAAGTACGATGACTTCAAGGAAGTTGTAGACTTTGGGAAGATTGCCGCTGAGTCTTGGTGGATTCAGAAGGGACGAGATAACGTAGACAACAAAAGATTTAACCACGCCTTATGGCTCTTAATGATGGTCAACCGATTCAGGTGGCATTCAGCATATGCCAAAAGAGAAGAGAAGAAAGAAATCATCAATCAGCATAAGGTCGAGGTTAAGAATACCGTGGATGTGGATTCCATTCTAAAGAAGGCCATTAACAAAGGGATTGATCAATTAGACGATTCCTCCAAACAGGTACACTGATATGCCAAAAGTCGGAAAGAAAAAGTTTCCCTATACAGCAAAGGGAAAGAAAGCCGCAAAGTCTTACGCTAAGAAATCTGGAAAGAAGGTAAAGTCCAAGGGGTACTGATATGGCAAATGGCTTTGATCCTACTCTAGAAGATATTGGCTATGATCTAAATGTTGAAGCAGAAGCGGCTAATGAGGCTGATGCTTCTGAAGCAGACCTGCTATCTAAAAAGGGGTTGATAAATAAAGAACCTGCTTGGAATACAATAGATATTATTAATAGTCTTCATCCTGATTTTGTAGCTAATGCAAGTCCTGAAGAGTTAGATTATGCTATATCAGTCGTTAAGGGAAATGTGGACTATGATATTACAGAAACGCTTACCCCTGAACTCGGCGCTATGGAGATGCGAATCAGGCAAATAACTGCTCAGAATGAAGCGTTAGATCAGCAAATTAAAGAGATGGAAGCGTGGAATAAAAAAGCAAAAAAAGAAATAAAAAGTGCTAGTGTTTCTCCTTGGATGGCTGAAGTAAGATTGGGACCGCCTATTGGTAGTGGTGGAAACGTAGGAGCGTATATAGAACAGCAACAAATGGGTATGGGGCCACCTTTGGGTGGTGGTATAGCCCCGACATTAGTAGAGGATGAGAGTGCTTGGGGGGCTGGAAGTTATCTCCCTACAGTTAATATTGAAAAGGAAGCCCCTCTTGGTAAAATTGATGTTACTGGTCAGAGAACAAGGCCACTTAATACACTTGAGCAATGGCAAGACTGGGTAGAGAATCCAGTCAATACTGGAATGCAAGGATTAAGTGGTTCTTACAATATTGGAACCCAAGCCCCATGGGTTGAATCCACTACCACAGCAGATACCAAGAAAACTGATTATGGCGATTGGAAAGGAAAGCTAAATAAAGAGACAAAAGAAAAGAATCTTAAAGACTTTAACATCTTTCAGAAAGCGTGGATGGAAGACTTTAAGAAGGATAAAGAATTTGTTGAGCATTTTAAAATGGTTGAAAAATTAGGGGGTCATATTAAAGCCGCCTTTACCCCTAGTTACATGAAGGAATATCAAAGAATCCAAGGTAAATATAATAAGTTAAGAGGGGATGACGCTTATCTAACCGCTTATGGTGAAACTGTTGGGATTAATCCTGTTTTCAAGGGAATATCAAATCTGGCGAGTAAGGGAGTAGGAATGTTTGGCAAGTGGGGAACTAACATGGCTCGAAGTAGAGGCCTTGGTTCCGCTGAAACCTATGCTGAATCTAAGGCAAGAATTGAAACCCAAGAGTATGAAGGGCAAGCTGACGTTCCTCAAAAACATCCTAGTGAAGATGTAACTGGTGGATTCTGGGGCTTAATGGCATTTGCTAAAAAGAATCCAAAAATATTTGGTAGTTTAAGTGGGGATGAACTATGGTCCCTCATATCTGACCCTGATGGGTTTTGGGAATTTTACGAAGCGGCATTAGCAGGAGATTAAAATGGCAGGCGGAGCAGCAGACCTTCAAAGTACAGGACCAGATGTAATAACATTTGCTTACATAAAAGGAATGTGGTATTCATTCCCTAGCGTACATAAAGCAAGAATGGCGGTTCAGAAATACACTGGTAATTCAGATACTATTACTTCTACAAAGCCTACTGGCGTAGCTATTAATACAACACTAGGATGGAAACCAGATGGTTCTTTGGTAGATACGACAACTTGGCCTAATCAGGTATTTGCACCAGAAGGTGTAACTGGAGATGCCTTATGGAATCCACCCGCTAATCCTATTACCACTGATACCACTACAGATACTACTACAGATACTACTACAGATACCACTACAGATACTACCACCGATACAACAACTGATACTACCGATACTACTATTGATACCACTACAGACACCACTACCGATACTCTGGATTGGTCTGGATTAGATCAGGACTTGCTTAATTTAGCTAAACGATATGCTAGTGCTGGTATGTTTGGTAAAGCGAAAGCGGCATTTACACAGGCAGGTGGTACATGGGATAACGCAGTTCATAACGCACTTAAGACAGGCTCTGAAACGAAAGGTTATGGTGGTACTATAGATTTTAATTGGGCCTCTCTAGGTGTTGATAAGGACATGTTACAGACAATAAAAGATTTAGCTAAAAAAGGTCAGTACGGACAAATCGCTAAACTTATGGGTGACAATTGGAGTAAAGATGTTCATGATAAGCTAAAAGCATTTGAGTATATGGGTTCTAAAGATTACGTTAATCCTTATGCTAAGACAACTGATACTACTGATACTACTGATACTACTGATACGACCACTACTAGCGATGGTTCTAAAAAGACCACACGATCATCTATTACGGGCACTGGTGCGGGCGGCGCTTATGACATCACAACAGGTAAGGGAAGTAAAGAAGATATAACTGGAAAATATTCAAAGGGCGAGAAAAGATTAGATGCCAAGGAATGGCGCAAGAGACAGATAGATGCCGCTAAGAAAAAGTATGGTTTCGGTACTGATGATTGGGATAAAGCCGCTTGGATTAAGAAGAGAGATCAGATTGTCCTTAGACATAAGAAAATGATAGGGAAGTAAATTGCCCAGCAAAACAAAAAAACAAGCTAGGTTTATGGCTATGTGTGCCACTCCTAAAGGGAGAGCTAAGGCAAAAGGCAAATGCCCACCAAAAAAGGTAGCGAAAGAATATGCAAGACATGATCGCAGAAAGCGTTCTGGTAAATGATGACAGCGCGAAAGCCGCGATTAAACTTGCAGACTATCTCCAAACGGTATCATACGAGGAGGCGATTGAGGCTTATGCTCAATGTCACCGTGATGCTAACATTAATGATTCTTTTATTAGGACTCTCGCTCAGTGTGATCGTTACTACCTTGGTGTGTTTATCTGTAATCGTCATGATATGCTACATCCGTGGATATACGAAAGATGCAGGGAAGTTGAAGGAGCCACCGACCATCACCTCGACCTTTGGGCGCGGTTCCATTACAAGTCGTCAATAATTACTTTTTTAGGATGCGTACAGGAAATATTGTGTAACCCTGACATTACGATAGGAATTCTTTCCTATTCGGCTCGTCAGGCCAAGCCGTTCCTGCGTCAGATTATGCAGGAGTTAGAGGGCAATGAACGCCTACAGCAATTATTTCCAGATATATTATACGAGAAGCCAAAGCAACAGGCTCCAAAATGGGCTGAGAATGAAGGTATATGTGTTAGGCGATCTTCTAACCCGAAGGAACAAACTGTTGAGGCCCACGGACTTGTGGATGGTCAGCCTACTGGACGACATTTTTCTCTTATCGTTTATGACGATGTAGTGGTTCAGGAGTCTGTTTCAACTCCAGAACAGATTAAGAAGACAACAACGCAGTGGGAGTTGTCCCTGAACTTAGGGTCTACACATAGACCTAGATATCAGTATGCTGGAACAAGGTATTCATATGGTGACACGTATGGTACAATACTTCAAAGGGCGGCTGTAAAGCCTAGAGTACATCCAGCTACTTATAACGGTCAGATGGATGGAGAGCCAGTCTTTCTAGAGCAGGAACGCTGGGAAGAAATAAAAAAGACTACCTCGACTTATACGGTAGCGTGTCAGCAGTTATTAAACCCCATAGCTGGCAGTGATGTTTCATTCAAGGATGAATGGTGGACAGAGTATGAGGTTCGCCCATATGTGATCAACGTGTATATCATGGTTGATCCGGCTCATTCTAAAAAGAAAGAATCTAACAGAACTGCGATGGCAGTTGTTGGTATTGATTCTAACTTTAATAAATTTCTTCTAGATGGTTGTTGTCATCGAATGACCCTCTCTGAGAAATGGACTTATCTTAAAAGATTAAGAATGAAGTGGAAGAGAGCGCCGGGAGTTAGAGAGGTTAAGGTTGGTTACGAAAGGTATGGCGCACAATCTGACATAGATCACTTCAAAGCAATGATGTCTATGGATGGAAGTAGCTTCCCCATCTATGAGTTGAATTGGGTTGGAGGAGGAGGCTCTCAATCAAAGAAAGATAGGATACAAAGACTTGAGCCAGACCTAAAGGATGGTTCTTTTTACTTCCCATATCCTACGGATGAAAAGTATTTAACTTCTATGCAAATGGATTTTAAGGACAGAAATCAAGCGTTCCTTATTTCTAAAAAAATTATTTGCATAGATGAAGAAAGAAAAACATACGACTTAACTAAATGGATGAAGGATAACGAGTACAGCTTATTTCCTACAATCCATCCAGATTTTTTAGATGCGTTATCTCGTATATACGACATGGACCCGATACCGCCTCGTATAAGAACTGGGCGAGTTTTAGAACCTGCAAGAGAGGCGGCATACTAATGGCTAGAAGAATACGCAGAATAGGGAGGAGAGATTATAATCCTCGTCGCGTTGCTTACAGGATGACTGATGGCAGAAAATTCTATGAGCCTCAACCCAGAAAATTTCCTTATGGCGCTCTTCCATATGTTCAGAGTTATTACTGGGTCGAAGGGTATACCACTCCTCTTGCTGGCGAGTAATTTATTATGGCGACGACTTTAACACTTAGAGAAGTAAAAGGTTCCCCTCTTACATTTAGTGAGATGGATGGAAACTTAACTAGTATTAGTGATAATAAACAGGAGAAAATTGCTAATTTAACTACCAGTGATTCTATAGATTCTACAGTAGATAAACTTGTATTTTATGATAATTCTTCTGGGACAAATCAGTCTATTGTTGCTGATAATATTGAGCAGTTCACCCAAAGAACTTTAATAGTTAAGTGTGTTGCAGACGGTATAGGGCCAAGCGTTGGTAATGGCATAACACATGTTGTTATACCTTCTACTCTTAATGGGAAAAAATTATACACTGCTAATGCACATGTATATACGGTAGGGACTGGCGGTAGTATTACTAATGTGCAAATACATAATCTAACAACTGGCTATGATATGTTGTCTACGCCTATTACTATTGATCTAAATGAAAAAGACTCCAGCACTGCCGCAACACCATCGGTAACAAGCAGTAATAATACTATATCTACTGGAGATGTTATTAGAATAGATGTAGATGCTGTTGCTAGTAACACATTAGGGTTGGAGGTAAGGATGGTGTATACAGCACCATGAAAAAAATTATTGTTGCATTAGCTGTTTTAATGTTTAGTGCCATGCTTTATGAGGTTAAGGCTGGCCCCCCTGAGAATGCTCAGAAGCTAATGATTTCATATCCTTCTATTTGCACTCCGAGTATGACAGAGATGATGAGCGCACTTACTACAGACTATGCAGTACATGTCTCCATGACGTTTGAGGAGAGTCCAATCACGGGCATAGTTGTACTACATAATCCCGACACAAAGACTGCCGCTGTCCTCCACATTAGAAAGGACAGGACTTGTCTAGTATTTTCTGGACAGAACCTGAAGATGTTTGATAGGCCGGAGGGTATGGCTCCTCCTAAAGTAGAATTAGAAGACTTTGAGGAGTCATAATGAACGTAGACTCAAGAATAATTACACTAGCTTTATTTCTTATCGCCCAATCTGTGGGCGCTATCTGGTGGGCTAGTGGTTTATCGTCTGAGGTTAATAGATTATCTGGTCTTGTGGATAAGTCTGATCAGTTCCAGACTGAGATACAAAGAGCAGTGTCTGGGCTTGATGTTCTTAATTTCAAGGTTGAGGAACTATGGAAGGCTATCGAAAGGTTGGAAGAAGCTGATAATGTTTTGCGTGATGTGGATAACGAGATAATGGTTCAGCATGAACAAATATTTTCTTGGTTAGCTGAAGGTGAGGCAGAACAGACAGCCAAGGGAAACCCCTATGGCGGATGAGGGTGTAAACCTATCCGATAAAACAACAGTCGGAATGCCGATCCGAAATTTAATCGGTTTGATTGGTACGATTTGTGTGGGAGCGTGGGGTTACTTTGGAATCCTAGAGAGGTTGAATGTAGTTGAAACGAATCAGATACTCATGTCTGCTGATGTAACAAAGAACTCGACTT